GACGACGAGTGGCGTGAATGGCGGACCGCGGAGTTGACCGGCGCGGGCCGGTACGAGTTCGGCATCGACACGGGCGGGCAGCCCGGCAGAAGCTACGACGAGGAGACATCCATGACGACCGTCGAGCGGCGGTTCACCCTGATGACGGTGGAGCTGCGCACGCCGCCCGGCGAGCAGCCCCGCATCGGCGGCTACGCGGCCATGTTCGGCCGGCCGAGCCAGAACCTCGGCGGCTTCGTCGAGGTGGTCGAGCGGTCCTTCTTCAACAAGAGTCGCGGCGACAACTGGCCCGGCGTGCTGTGCCGCTACAACCACGACGACAACATGCTCCTGGGCACCTCCGACGCCGGCACACTGCGCCTGGCCCTCGATGACACCGGGCTGGACTACACCGTCCATCCGCCGCAGTCCCGGGCCGACGTGATGGAGCTGGTCACCCGCGGCGACGTCCGCAAGTCGAGCTTCGCGTTCCGGGTGCCTTCCGGCGGCGAGGACTGGGGCCTGTCGGATCAGGGCTATCCGATGCGGCACCTGATGACCGGCCAACTCGTGGACGTGGCCCCGGTGAACACCCCGGCGTATCTGGACACCACGGCGGGCCAGCGGTCGCTGGAGCCGTCCGAGATCCGCCGGCTGGGCTTGGGCCCTGAGGCCGCGTACGAGTCGCTGGCCCGGCGCATGGAAGCCGACCTGGCCGACGTGCGCGCGGCGGCGGAGGCGAACGAGCTGCGTCGCTTCTTCGTCCGCACCGACAACGGTGGCCCGCCCGCCAAGCCGCGCAAGCAGCTGCTCGGCGCCGCCGCGGCGGTCCAGTTGCTGGCGCGGCGCACCGATCCCTGGGAGGACTGACGCGGCAGGCCGACAGCCACCGCTGACCACTCCCGAGCAGTCCATCTGTCCATCCAGCGCCCACGCGCCGGCAGGCCGACAGCCACCGCCGCGCGGGTGCCGCATACGCACGTTCTGAGGCAGGGCGCCACCCACCTCGCGCAGTCATCCATCACAAGCCGAAAGGACACCCTCGTGAGCGAGGTTGCCAACCGGCTGCGCGACCGGCGCCAGAACGTCTGGAATGAGGCCAAGGGCCTCGCCGATGCCGCAGCCGAAGAGAACCGCGCGTTCAGCGCGGAAGAGCAGGGCAAGTGGGACGCCCTGAACGAGGAACTTGACAAGCTCGACACCCGTATCAAGTCGGTGCTGGACACCGAGGCGCGTGGCAAGCAGGCCGACGAGCAGTTCAGTCGACTGGCCGGCAAGCCCATCGAGGGCGACGGCAAGGTGACCGACTCGAAGGAGCTCGCGGAGCTGCGGGCCTTCATGCGCGGCGACCCTGGCGCTCCCCGGTCGTACGAGGTGCGCCGGGCCGGCCCGGTGCCGGCCGACTTCCGTACCCTGTCGAAGCTGTCGACGGGTGCCGGCGGCAACCTGGTGCCGATCTCGTTCTACGACCAGCTGATGGCGCACCTCATCGAGGTGTCCGCGATCCTGCAGGCCGGCGCGACGGTGCTGAACACCAACAGCGGCGAGGTGCTGCAGGTACCGAAGACCACCGGCCACTCGGTGGCGTCGCTGACCGCTGAGGCCGGCTCGATCACCGCCAACGACCCGGCGTTCAGCCAGGCGTCCCTGGGTGCCTACAAGTACGGCGTGCTCTTCCAGGCTTCCCGGGAACTCATCGACGACTCGGGCGTGGACCTGCAGGGGTACCTGGCGATGCAGGCCGGCCGGGCACTGGGCAATGCGCTGGGCGCGGCGCTGATCACCGGCACCGGTTCGACAATGCCGCTGGGCATCACCGGGTCGACCACGCTGGGCGTGACCGGCCCGACCGGCTTCACCGGCGGCCTCGGCCCCACCTCGGCGACCCTGAACCAGGGCGCGGACCTGCTGTTCGACCTGTTCTACTCGGTGATCGCCCCGTACCGAGCGTCGCGGGCCTGCGCGTGGCTGGTCAAGGACTCCACGATGGCCGTCCTGCGGAAGATCAAGGACACGACGGGTCAGTACATCTTCCAGCCGTCGCTGGTGGCCGGCACCCCGGACACCATGATGGGCAAGGCGATCTTCACGGATCCGTTCATGCCGGCGATCGCAACCGGCGCGAAGTCCATCGTCTTCGGTGACATCAGCCAGTACTTCGTCCGGCTCGCCGGCGGCGTGCGGTTCGAGCGGTCGGACGACTTCGCATTCTCGACCGACCTGGTGACGTTCCGCGCGCTGATCCGCGGCGACGGCATCCTGGTCGACCAGACCGGCGCCGTGAAGCACTACATCGGCGCCGCAACGTAAGAAAGGAAGTGTCGCCATGGCGTTGACCAAGTCCGGCGTAGCGCCGAACGCGGGTCCGACCGGCATTCCGTACACCGACCCGGTCACTCTCGACCAGGGCGGCCCGGCGGGAGTCGGCGGGTCGGCGAACACCGTCAACTCGCCGCGGGTGAAGGCGACCGAGCCGGCGGGGTCCGGTACGCCGGGGGCAGGTTCGAACACGGACCTGTTTAACCCGTGGGGTGGCAACGCGGCGTTCGAGAACTCGGCCGCGGACTCGGAGACCGGTGAGACCGGGTCGACGTCGCAGGACAACCAGGGCCCGTCGAACGTCAACAAGCCCTACCCGGCGGCGAACCACCTGATCTCGGGCACGCACCTGCCGACCACGCCGTCCGAGGCGCCGACCGGCAGCGGACGCATCATGCGCGGTGGCCGGGGCCGGCCCGGGAAGTAGTCATCGTCCGGGGCGGCCGCCCACATCGGCCGCCCCGGGCACCTATGTGGGAGGTGCACCATCAAGAAAGTGACGTTGGCCATTCTCGTTACGGACGAAGATGCCCGAGCGCTGGAAATGCTCGGGCAGTTTCCACCGTATGGCTGCGTACTGCCGCCGATCGACGTCCACCATGTCGGTCGGGTCGACGTGGAGCCAGCAGAACAGCCCTTCGGGTTCGAGTTCTGGATGGACGGCGCCAACATGCGCGCGCAGTCCTGGTTCGATCGTCAGCACGAGATGGCGAAGGCTGCCCGGCATGCCCTCGGTGAGGGCCAGTGCGTGAGGATCCTCCCGGTGCGGGAGGTGATCTCCGATGCAGCTGCAGTGGCGTGACCTCGCCCCGGGCCCCGGCCCGGCGATCAACACGTCGCTGACCGCGCGGGAGACCGCCGAACTCCAGCTGCTCGCCAAGGACGGCGACGTGCTGGAGGTGGGCTCGGCCTACGGCTACTCCACGGTGGCGCTCGCGCTGGTCGCGAAGCACGTGACCGCGGTGGATCCGCACACCGGGCACGACTCGTACCTGCAACTGATGGCCAACCTCGGCGCCTACGGTGTCGCCGAGCGCGTGACGGTCATGCAGGCGCGCAGCCAAGAGGTGCTGTACCAGCTCTACGTCGCCAGCGACGCCCGGTACGACCTCGTGTGGATCGACGGCGACCACACGGCGGATGTCGTCGAGCACGACGTCTCGTGGGCGCAGAAGATGCTCAAGCCCGGCGGCGTCATCGCCTGCCACGACTACAACGAGGACTCCTGCCCCGGCGTGAAGGTGGCGCTGGACAAGCTGTTCGGCGGTCCGGGCCGGCTCGTCGACACCCTCGCGATCTACGAGGGGCTCGCGTGAACGTTCTCGTCACCGGCGGGTCCGGGTTCATCGGCCGCCACGTCCTCGCCGAGTTGAACGCGCGTGGCGTCGCGGTGGAGAACTTCGACCGGCCGCGCTCGATCCTGGACCGCAACGAACTGCACCTCGCCATGACGCAGGCCGACGCCGTCATCAACCTGGCCGGCGCCCTGGGTACCGCCGAGTTGTTCGACGCCGAACGCGACGCGATCCACGCCAACATTTTCGGCGCCGTCAACGTCTACCGGGCGGCCGCCGCGCGTGGCGTGCCCGTGGTGCAGATCGCCACCGGGCACCGCGGGCAGCTCAACCCCTACGCCATCACGAAGGCCGCGGCCGAGGATCTCGGCCTGGCCCGGGCCCGCTACCTCGGCGAGCGGGTGTCGGTGGTCCGGGCGTACCACGTGTACGGGCCGGGGCAGAAGATGTGCCCGCCGCACGGCACCTCGACGGTGCGCAAGATCGTGCCGTCGTTCGTGGCGCGGGCGCTGACCGGGATGCCGCTGGAGGTCAACGGGTCAGGTGAGCAGACGATTGACCTGGTCTACGTGCAGGACGTCGCGAGCGTGCTGTGCGACGCGCTGGACGGCCCGTTCGGCACGGTGGTGGAGGCGGGCACCGGCAAGTCCACGACGGTTCTGGAGGCCGCTCAGGCGGTCATCGACGCCACGGGCTCGCCGTCGCAGATCGCGCACCTGCCGATGCGGGCCGGGGAGCCGGAAGACTCGGCGATCGTCGCGGCAGAGCCGGCGTGCCACAACGCGTGGCCGTACCGGCTCGACGAGACGATCGGCTGGTACCGGGCGGCGCTGTCATGACGCAGGTCCACATCAGCAACCCGACCCACACCGTGACGATCAACCACGACGGCACCGACCTCGCGTACGTCGTCGACAAAGCGCAGAAGTTGTGGGACGACACGACGGGCATCGAACCGCCGGCCGGCCCCGGGATCGGGTTCACCAGCCAGATCGCGCAGCCGCCCTATCGAAGCACCGACCTGCGCCGTGGTGGCGAGATCCGGCCGGTGCGGGCCGAGGACGCATGACGGCGCCGCTGGTGTCTGTCGTCACCCCGACCTGGCAGCGGCACGATGTGCTGCTGAAGCGCTGCATCCGGTCGGTGGCCATGCAGACCTACGAGCACGTCGAACACATCGTGGTCAGCGACGGCCCGGACGACGAACTCGCGACCCTCGTCCCGGACGGGGTGCGGTACGAGGCACTGCCCGACCACGACCCCGACCAGCGTTGGGGCACCCGGGCCCGGCTGCGCGGAATCGAGCTGGCGCGCGGCGAGTTCATCGCCTACCTCGACGACGACAACGCGTTTCGCCCCGACCACCTCTCCCGGCTGGTCGAGGCGCTGCTCAACAGCCCGGCGGCCGACTTCGCGTACAGCCAGATGGTCGTGCACCAGGGCGGCGGGGAAAGCCTCGTCGGTGCGGCGCCGCCGCAGTACTGCGGCATCGACACGTCGATCATCGTGCACCGGCGCGAGCTGCTGGAGCAGGCGACCTGGCGCAACAGCCTGCCGACCATCGACTGGGACGTCGTGGACCGGTGGCTGCGCGCCGGGGCCGGCTGGGCGTGGGTGCCGCTGGTCACGGTGGACTACTACAAGTGAAGGTCCACGGCTTCCACGACGGGCACGCCTGCGGCTACTACCGCATCCTGCTGCCGTTCGACGCGCTGAGCGCCGCGGGCCACGACATCACCACCTGCTTCGGGTGGAACGACATGGCCCGCGAGGCGCGCGTCATCGTCGGCCAGCGGATCGGCCGGCACGGCGCGCTGCCGATCTGGCGGCGGCTGCGCGCGACCCACAAGCTCGTCTA